CGATCACCGGTTTTTCCAGAGCGTGATGGAGTGGACAGCCGCCCGATTGCGCATGGCCGTGCATCTCCCCGCGAACATTGCGCCGCAACCACCTGCTCCAGTGGTGGCTGCCCCTGCCGCAGTCGCAGCTGAACGAGTGCAAGCTGCACCAGTTGCGGTCCCTAGAGTAGAGGTGGAGGAGGCTGTCGCAGCCGCTTTGCGACCGGTACCCCCACAGCGATGCGTTGTATTTGCGCCGCGCGATACCGTTAACGGGTATTCGCGAATTATATACAAGGTATTTAGCACACTGGCTCTGTGGATTTTGTCGCTCGGAGAGTTTTTGTGCTGGTGCGCGTTAGTAGGTCTCACATATTACTTATGTGTGGTCATTGACATGATGCCACTATTGGGTAGAGCCATAGTGGGATTTATAGGGATATCGTTCTTACTTGCTGTGTTCGCTACTTTTCGACTTTCTGTGGCGTGGCTCAGAGATGAGTTTAGAGAGTTTGGCCTCGTTCAACCGAGACAAGCTGACGCGACACACCCGTATTTAGTCACCCAGGCTTCCGTTTTGCGCACGGAGTCGGCAAGACCGACTTTTCCCATGGAGTCTTGGGTTGCTAGGCTCAAGTGGTTCTTTTTCCACGTGGATGTAGACGACACGGTATCAGATCAACCTGATTGGGGTTGGAGTAGAGACACCATGCGTTCACAGAGAGTTGGGATTAGTTTAGACTCATTCCAAGTGTCGACCAACCGTAAGTTGGCAAGAGTGCACGGTATGTCGGGCGTTTACATTGGGTTAATCTACCCAGTTATGTTAGATGAGATTATAGTGGCGCGCGGAGCAATGACATATACCGCAACCACACCTAGGTTTTTATTGAATGTTGCATTGGACGCGCTTAAGCGCAATAAGGTGGTGCCTGACGCTGATATGGCGATCGTGTTCAACACCGTCCGGTGCGCATGTTGTTTTATGTACGGGTTTGGGGTTGACACCACCGCTGATCGCAAGATGGCAGGGGATGAGCGCCTTACCCGTTTATAATAAGCGCGACCTTGGTCTACAGCCGTTTTGTGGCACTTTCGAAGTGGGCGCGCTCATCGTTGAGCAGTCACCAGTCGCCGCGCATAAGACGTTCGTCAATAACGGGAACATTAGTTTTACAGGGCCATTAGGGCCAGACGGGCTACCGGATTTTCCGATTAGCTCTAACGATAGAACTAGGCGTAACCAGAGAAAAACTGCCTTTGGTGAGAATTGCTGGGGTAATATGCAGATGCCGAATTGCGGCAACCAGGGTTTACGAGAAGCTCTGTGGCGTTTGTGTAAAGTTCGTGAAAGCGATCGCCCCGGTTATCATTGGCAGTTGATAGCCAATCAGATAGTCATTATAGATAGACTCGGTGTGGTGTTTACCGAATTTGCCCGTTGGTTTTTGTTTGAGACCCGGGTGAATTTCGATGTTGAGTATGACACTATGGAAGCCCGCGAAAAGTGGGCATATGCCGAGCACCCTAAGAAGAAGGAGCGTATTAGTTCCTATTTAAAAATGGTCGACTCCGGAGTAGTATTCGGATTTGACAACATAAACAAGATAGAGGTGGCGCCCAAGCCGTGCGAATTAGTTGCACAGGGCCCAGACGGGGATCAGAAGGTTGGTCGAGTCACGGGTAATTTTGGGCCATCAGCTGCCATGTTATTCGGCCCATGGGCTGACATGTTTAAGAAAGCCTTAGAGCGCCCATATGCCATGGGCGCAGGCACTATGCGTTTCTTGTCTTCTGCGTCCATAGATAATTTGGAGTCAGCTTTTGACGAAATGCTTAATTGCCCAGTTGGCGAATTTAGGATCATTTATCATTCCGATGACGTTTGCGCTGCAATGTCGACCAGTGAAGGGCTGTTGTTCGTTAACGCGGACATTTCGGCTTGTGACGGGTCGCACACGGAGGCGCTTATGGTAGCTATGCGGACGTTGATGATGCAGGTGGATGTTAGAGCGTCTGATGACATATTCCAGACATTCAAGCAGTTGTACCACCCCTTCATAGTATTGTCAGACGACAAGAAGTTTCGTTCCAAAGGAGTGCCAAATGGCCCCATTTTATATAGTGGTAGTACGTTAACTACCCTTATGAATTGTTTCGCGGTCTGCTTAGCATGTTTAAGATTTTCCACCCTGTACCGTGCAGAGCATGGTAAGAACCAGTGTTCCGACGCATTAGTAGATTCTTTTGCCGATGCTGGTTACGTACTCAAGAACGTGGTTTGCGATAAAATAGAACGCATCCAGTTACTTAAGCGATCGCCGTCATTAGTGGATGGTGTCGTAGTCCCTTGGCTCAACTTAGGAGCCTGGCTTAAGGGATGGGGTACGTGTGACGGGGACTTGCCGGGATCATCGAGGATTCCGTTAAAAGTTCGCGCTCATAGGTGGAATAGAGAAGTAGCAATGAGTAGAAAACACGAAGGCAACCACATATTTTCGCGTTTGTTCTTTATGAAGTATGTAGGATCTTGCGAGGAATTGCAGGGCCCATACATACCCACGGAGAGCTTAGCGCGTAGGTATGGATGCAGCCCCATTGAGTTGGAGGAGCTAGCGTCATTGTTGGTTGAAGCAGGCTTTGGTAGCTGGGTTTGTCACCCGGTTTTGTCAAAGATATACGGAGAGGATTATGGGGCTCCGTGAGTCCCCCTGCCTCCTTCATCAAATAGAATAGATAGTTTAGTTTATGTATCTTAGGGTTAGTTGTGCATTAGGCACTCGTGAGTGGGGGAATCAAAATATACCACTTAGTAGCAAAAACAGTTGTACGGTGCCGCCATTGAGCGGGTCAGGCTTTGCCACCG